TTTTTATTGTCATATCTCTTATTTTATCAATTAATTCTATATTTTTATCTTTTCTTAATGTTTTAGCGACTTCCTGAATATCTTCCTTTTTTATTCCTAGTTCTTCTAAAGCTCCCTTTATGTCTTTTAACCAAAGTAAATTAGATAATACGTCATCAACACCATAATAGAATATTGATTTAAAATCACATTCCCTAAAAGATGGTCCAACTTTATTCTTTTTACATTTAGCTCTTACACCAATACCATAAGGTCTTGTTTTACCGTCTACGGTCTTTTTTATCTTCTCTGTTATTGCTAACCAAACTATTTGTGATGCATAGAAATTTAGAGCTTCACCTCCAGCCCTTCTTTTCTTCTCTCCAAACATAACACCAATATTATCTCTTACCTGGGATACTATAAATAAGCACATGTTAGCTCTTTTTACAGGTCCAGCTAAATCTGTTATCAACTGATTTATTGCTTTAGCTCTCTGTGCCGCATCATAACCTCCAGCTAATTCACCTTCTGACTTTTTAGGCAACTTTATCCCATCTAAAGAGTCAAGTATATATAATGCTGGTAATTCTTTCTTTTCTGCATCATCTATAACACTCAATATTGATGTATACACATCGGATATTTCTTCTATATCCTCTTTTATAACAGCATCCTCTGGCAATCCTAATTTATAAGCATATTCTAAATCAAATGCAGATTCTGCTTCATGATAGTATATTAAACCATCTGGATATTGTCTCCTAAAATTAGCCGCAGCTTCAATAGATAGACCTGTTTTAGAACTTCCAGTATCTCCAACTAAATTCACTATCCTTCTTAAGGGCCATCCTCCGCCTAAAACACAATCTAATAGAGTACATCCTGTATGGATAAATTCTATATCCCTTTTAATTAAATAATTTCCTATTGTATCAAGTTTCTTTTTCTTCATCTTCTGTTCCTTTTTGTGTAAAATCTGGTTGTATTATTTTACCAGAAACTTTTGGCTGTTTATTTTGTTTTTCTAATTTTTTATTTATTGTTTTATAGATGCTAGATATTTCTTCTAATATTTTTAATTTTTCTGCTTCTAAAAAGGTTATCTTGCTTTTACAAAACTCCTGCTCCATTACTATATCAAAGGCTTGTGCTTTTAATTTTCTTATATAATCTTCTATATTTTCTTTAATTTCCAAAGTTCACCCATTATAAATAATGGGGATTACAGCTAAGAACCTTTATGAGAGAAAGTGTCCTACTGTTATCTTTAACTCGACTTAGCTGCCCCCATATAAGTAGAATTATTTGCCTCTTAGTCTAGCTTTTGCCTCCTCAAGTTTTGAACTAGATTTTTCTACAGGTATGTCCAATTCTTCACATATCAATTCAATCAGTTCATTTTCAGTTAAATCTCTTATATCTCTTCTTTTCATACCACATTCATCAATGGCTATATCTTCCAAATCTTCTCTATCCATCAATTTCAAGTCTTTATAGGTGTAATCTCCAACTGAATCTTCTTGTCCTTCATTTTCTACTTTTGATTTCTTAGGTTCAATAGGAAGGTCGTCATCATCATCATCAGTTTCTACCTTTTCTTCTATTGTACCACCGTCAAGAATTGATTTTATATAATCATATTCTTTATATTCCAATGTCTCTGTTATAGGATGTTCTGCAATATAATCAAGTACAGCATCCATTTTCTTGGGGTCAGCAAAAATTGGTGATGTTCTTCTGGAAATCTTTTCACCTTCATATGTATATACAGGGCCACCTTGAGACCCCTTAATAGTCTTAAAGGATACATCATACCCTTCTTCTGGTAGGTCAATTTTTAGAAGGTCTCCAGTTTCTTCATCAACAGATTGTAATACAAATTCTTTATCCACAGTCCAAGGCATAGTCCAGACTTTTACACCAGCTTCTTCATCAAATCTATCAATCAAATAAACATAGACTTTTCTTTTTGCTTTAACTTTATCTTTAAATTCTTTATTTGTTGAATTGCTGTCAATCGCTTCACATATAGGGCAAGGCTCATTCTTCATTTTTCTCAAACAGATAAAAGCTGAATTATCAGCACCAATATTATAATGTGCATACAAATCTAATCCATAGTGGTCAGGGTCATCCCATGTTGGTGGAAGTATTCTAATCTTATTTGTTTCATCAATTTTTGGAGCAAATACAGTTACACCAGATTTTATAAACCCTTCACGTTTTTTACTTTTCTGTTTTGCCCTTTCTTCATACTGCGCTCTACTTCTTTCTTTGTACTCAAATTTTCTTTTTCTTTCTGTTGGCATAAATTCCTCCTAGGCTTTGCCATAAATTTTATTACTTTTTACTTCTAATTTTTTTCCTCCTTTCTTCATAGTCTGCTTCAGCTATTACTGAAGTTGGTGCTTTTACCTCCATTTTATTAAGAATGCCAGCTATAAAAAATTCACCAAGTTCTTTCACAAAATGGGCTTTTTTATCAAAAGATTCCTTTACTGAAAACCAGTAATCAGCTTCAAGTTTAGCTTCAAGATAATTCTTTACAGAATTCTTATAATCTTTATGTATTTCTACTAAAGCTTCTGTAGCTTTATCACTTTTATTCAATTCTTCCTTTAAGTTTGTAAATAAACCACTCCAAACTTCTTCCATAAGCTGCTTCTTGGCATCACGTACACTTACAGCTTNNTGTATCAACTAATAAATATTTTCTTGCTTCATCTAATGTCATCTTGCCCTCCTATATATTATATACCAATTCCATAGAAATTTTGGAATCATTTACTATAAAATTTATTTGAAAAAATCTTCAATAGTTATAAACCCTTTGAAGCAAAAATGTCAACTACTAATTCACTAAATCCTGTTTGTTGTGTATAAGGGTGTGTAAAGTTTGCAAGTAAATTCAAAAAGTATCTAGTATCTTTACCACTTAATATACAAGCATTTAAATAATTACATATTTGTATTCTTATAGATTCTGGATTTGTATTTTTTAATACCTTTAATGCCCTAAGTAAATCCCTTGCAGAAGTTCTTTCATTTACAATAAGTCTGCATAAATCTATAACTTCAACCTTATCAACAGCAGACCCTAGCATATCTTTTAATTCTTCAATAGTTTTACACCCACGAATTTGTGATATAAGATTTAGTAATCTTCTTGCAGACCCATTACTTTCTTTTATTATTATATGTATACTATTTTTTGGTAAATCTATATGTTCTTCTTCACACACATATTCAGCTAAAGCATATAAACTTTCATCATCAATGTATTTTAATGTATACACATGACATCTTGTTTTTATTGTTTCAGGAACTTTATCAGGTTCAGTAGTGCAAAAGGAGAAGTATAAATGTTCTGGAGGCTCTTCTACTAGTTTTAACCAACTATTCCAACTAGATTTAGAAAGTTGGTGGCATTCATCAATTATGACAAAATATCTACCAGTACCCAACCAAGATTTTGTAGAAACTGTATTAGCTACATCTTTCATATCATCAATACCTGTATGAGTAGCTGCATCAATTTCTACAAGTTCAGCATCTAAATTTTGTGCTATGATCCTAGATATAGTTGTTTTACCAACACCAGACCCACTTATAAATAAGAAAGAATGTGGGACTTTATTAATATCAAATAAATGTCTAATTGATGATATTGTAGCATCTTGCCCTAATACCTTATCAAATGAATTTGGTCTATACTTTCTATGTAAATCAGTTATCATAATTACTCCTCAAAAAATCCAATTTTTTTCACTTCATAAGACGTATCATACCTTATATTGTTTCCTTTTGGGTATTGTAATCTACAATACTTAAAATTCTCTAACATAAACTTTATTTCTTTTTTATTTCCTAAAAATTGAAAATATCTATGTTTAGTTTTTTCTTCTTTAAGAATTTGGATATAATCAGGCAAACTGTTTTTACTTCTACTCCCAAACAAAGAAACTACATTTCTTGGATGTAATATTTTTCCTGTTTGTTTATTTAAATAAATATTTTCTTTTCGTGTCATTCCTGTATAAATCCAATTTGTAGCTTGATAGATATACCCATGATGTCCAACTCCTTCATCAGAATATGATACTAAAATTAAAGGTTTTGGTAATAATGCAAAAGTTTTAGATACAAAAAAAGATAAAGAATTCTTTTCTAGATTTTCATTTGTTATTAGTCTATTTAATTCTAAAATATCAACATCAAATGGTAATTTTTTATTAAATAGATTTTGTGGATTATTCATCATCCTAGCAGGAGGTCCATAAGTACAAACACCTACTATTTTATTATTTTCATTTCTTAGTCCAAAAGCATATTTTATTAAAGGAATTCTTTTGGCATAATGTTTATATAATAACCAATCTCTATAATCATCTTTGGTTATTTTTTCTATAGATAATTTTTCTTTTATACCCATATTTGCACCTCTTATATTATATTTACCCACCTATTATTTTTATACTCCCAAAAATCTAAAGTAGTAAATTTACATAAATCTTTTAGTTCACCCCAATTTGTTCCTGTTGATATTTCTACTTCTAGTGGAACAGTTATAAAGTCATATGCTGGTCTAACCATTTCTTTTGCTATGAATAATACATCATCTTCAAAAGTTTCTTCTGGTATAAAGAAGCTTAAATCATCATGGATATTCAGTCTATATTGGTATTGTGGTTTATCTAATTCGTGTGCTAACTTAGAAAGCCTATTTCCAGCACATACGCAAATATCAAATGATGCTGTATTCTGAATTGGTAGATTTATTATTTCATTTTTCTTCATAGGCATTCTACGCCTTCTACCAGTTAATGATTGTACATATCCATACTTATCATAAAATTTTAATGTATCATCTTGCCATTTTTTTACACCAGTATAAACACTCCAAAATTCATCAAAAATTTGTTCCATAATTCTTTCAGGTATTTTGTAAGTTCTAGCATAATAATCTATTACTGAATATTTGGATGCACCATAAAATATAGCAAATGTTAAATTACTTTTGTTATCATTCCTTAAATCTTTTTTAGTTTTTACATAATCTAACACTTGTGGGTATAATTCTATCATTCTATCAGTCCATCTCATGTGTGTATCTTCTCCAGACCAAATAGCACCTGAGAATTCTAAATCATTACTAGCCATTGCTAAGCATCTAGCTTCTAGCTGTCCATAGTCTATGGCAACAAATATATAACCATCTGGAGCTTTTATCATATTTCGTATTTCTCTATTAGCGTGTTTATTAAAATTCTGAAAATTAATATCACTATCATTTTCTTCATCTTCTTTACCAGAAGATAACCTACCAGTTGATGTAAACAAATGATTGTAATTTGGGTGGACTAGCCCATTTATTGTTAGTGATTTAACTTTATCTACATATGTACTTTTAAGTTTAGTATAAGCTCTATAATCAGTCACATATTGGGCTAAAACTATCCCTTTATTTTTATATGATGCCATAACTTCATTATCTACAGAAAACTTGCCTTTCTCTGTAATTTTAATTTGTGGTAACTTTAACATATCTCGAAATATAATAGTTAGATGGTCTGGAGACATTATATTAAATTTACCTTTTGTCTTGGTGAACTCTTTGACTTCCTTAAGTTTACCAATACTAACATCTAAATCTTCTAATTTAGAAGAATAGTCAATATCTAATTTATTTACCCAATAATCATCAGTAGGTAATCCAAGATTTTGTGTAATAGCTAATGATAAAGCGGTATCCACTAGATTCCTATAATTAGACTTAAAAAACCTATCTACTTTTGGTTTTTGTTTCATAAAAAGCTTATGTTCATATTTGCTGTCTAGACCATTGTATAAAAGTAATTTATCTAATGGATTTTTTTCTATATTTTTAAAGTCTATATCAGATATAGGTTTTAAATTAAAACCAAAATTAATTAATGTTAGTCTATCTAATTTCAGCATCCCCTCCTTTTTAGCAGTTCTTTCATCTAATAATACAGCCTGTGCCATAGAATCTTCCCATGTATTTTCATACAATACCCTTTTATCATTATATAGGGAATATAACCATTCAGCTTCAAATTTTAGATTATGTGCTATCTTACCAGATTTTTTCAACAAAAAATCATACAAAATATTCTTACATTTAGTAAGATTAACATTACGGTTTCCAAAATTCCAAGCACTTATATGGTCTAATGGAAAAGCTATAGTGTGTGAATAAGTACCTATAGCACATGATACAATTTTAGAATTCTTGTTATATGGTTTTAGTGTTGTTGTTTCTATGTCTATAGCTACATATTCTTCATCTAACATTCGTTCTAATTCAGCTTCAATAAACTTAATATCATTCTGACTGTTACCCATGACGATAATTATATTATCAGTATGGTTGTTTTCTACATACTCTGGCTTTTCATAGTTATTAAGAACAAAATCAACTATAAACTTCATGTCTAAGTCAAAACATTTATCTAATTCATTTACATAATCATTTCTTCTGTTTCTCAAAATAAAAGATGGGTGAAACATAGAATAAAACCAACATACATGATTACCAACTTTTATTGGTATTAATCTACCTCTCCACAATGTTATTTTATTACCATCTACAAATGTTTTAAGAGGGATTCCACCAAACCCTACTACTACAATAGGTTGTGTATCCTCAATATCTTGGAGTAATGAAGCTCTGCAACAACTTATTTCTATAGGGTTTGGTGTAATATTATCATTAAAACACCTTACTACATTATTCCACCTTATATAATTATCTACATCTTTTTTGTTTATGTATTTATATAAGGATTCTCTAAGGACTCTACCAGAACTTCCAACAAACTGTTCTCCCTCATCATCTTCATCAGACCCTGGAGATTCACCTAGAAAGTAGAATAACGGAGTGTTTGTACCTGTTGGTAACATTTTAGGTGAATTTATTTTTAAATTATTTCTTGGGCATACATAACACCCATATTCTTCTGCTATTTTTAATTTTGTATCTTTTATTTTAGTTTTAGTATTGGAAAAAAAGAACCCCATTAATACCTACCTTATCATTGATGTTAATATATATGTAAATAGCCCAGATTTCCCATACATAATAACAGACTTATCATTTAGAACAAATTTAAAGTCATCAATAGCTTTTAAACCATTAACAAATTTTTCAATATTATAATCGCAGGATATGGGATTTAATAGATTTTCAATGTCTACAGTCTCTTTTATATTACACAAAGTTGATGTACTACTTACATCTATAGTATTACTTGTAATATCAAGGTGTATTATATCAGTTCCACTGTTAATAGATTTAATTCTATTAACTGCTTCTTTAAATTCTGTTGGAATATTTACAAATACAGTATCATCTTCAAACCTGTTTATAACAGATTCATAATCTAATAATGTCAAATTTGTGTCTATTTTAGTATACACTTTTATATCACCAAAGTCTGCTTCTAGAATATCTTTATCAATGTAAAGATTTACATTTGTATTATAAAGTTTTAGTATCTGTTCATAAAATAATGGTGGAATTAAAAAAGACATATCATTAACTATATCAGTTTTATATTTACAGATACTAGCATTATTAGTAGAATATAAAGTATCTCCAACCACAGCTATGCCATATTGTTGTGGTCTTATATCATTTTTAGGAACTGATATTTTACACTGTTTAATGCCATCTATAAAATCCTTAGTTATCTCAAATAATAACCTCTTTTTCTTACTTACACCAAATTGTATAAAATCTTCTATGGGTATTGTAACAAGTGATACTTTGGATTTCCCTGATTTTAAAATCAATTTATTGCTATCATTTTTGACATCTACACCTCTATCAATATAAGCTGTTAAAACCTTAATAAAGTCTTTACTATTAACACAACCAATAAAATCTGTACTAAAATCAACTTTCATACCCTGTACACCATTAAAAGCCTCTATGGTTTTACCAGTGAAACAAAACATAGAGAATATAGGACTAATACGTGAATTAGTATTAGTAATAGGAAATAATTTATTACACACCTCTAGTAAATTAGTATCAATCTGCATTACCTTTCCTCCTAATATTGATTATTACACTATTAATATAAGATCTTATTTTTGTATCTAGTTTATACCAATCTTCATCAGAAAATGATACATCAACTTCAGTTACTAGTCTCTTAACAAATGTATACGTAGGTTCATTAGGTAGCCTTAAACAGTTAGTTAGACTTTCTAGCTTATCAAATATTTCCACAATCCGCCTCCTTTTGAAA